CTTCGTCCAAGATTTGACCAATAGTGTAGTCCACGTCATCGAGGGCTGAGTTTCCAAGGCTGGTCTCCGCTTCCAAGTCGGGGAAGTCCAAAAGCTTCTGAGCAATCGGCGGGGTGATAAACCCGTCCGCCAACATTTCGCGGACTCGCTGGTACCGCGCTGCTGGGGTCTGGGGCAGCGAGCTGACCGGGAACATCTGAATGACGTAGCTGTCTCGGTCGAGACTGATTTCTCCAAAGTCAACGGTTTGCATCACGCGTCGACCTGGAATCTTGACTTTGTACCCAATCTTCTTACCTTGACGCTTGCGCTCCTGCATCAAGTCGATAGAAAGGGTAGCGAAGTCCAAATGCATGTCTTCCCAAGAAAGATGGGTCAGTGCGAAACGTTCGGACTCAATCTCAGAGTATTCACGAAGAGCCACTGCTGCATCTAGACCCGCTGGCTTCTTAGCCGCAGCGGAAAGCTCGGAAATGCCCACCTCTTGAAATGCCCGCTGATAAAGTCGGTCGACCTGCATGAACTCCTCTTGGGAGACTGCGTTTTGACTATCGACGACTGGAGGCGAACCCGAATAATAGACCACGTCGCCAATACCGTTCGTCAGATGAGATGGGACGACCTTGGAACCTATCTGAACGAAAGTGCGGCCCTTGCCTTTTCGGCGCAGCTGCTCCGAGATGCTACGAATCAAACGGTTCAGCTCCAGCTGAATGCCCATCAGGGCCTCGCTGATGCCCTTGCCCCAAAACCCCACAGTTCTAAACTTGGAGCGCAAGACCACGAACGGAAATCGGTCGAGTTTGTACTCTTCGTTGACCAGAGCACAGTTACTCAAGACTATGACGTGTTTTCCATCACCGGCACCAGGGCTCGAAGGAAGATGCCAAGCCTCCCACACCTCGACTGAATTTGCTGGTTGCTGAGCGGTCTGCATCTCGACCGGAGGCTTTGCCGACATGATTTCTTCGACATGCTTCGGGAAGGCCTTAGCCAAAACTTCCTTCTGAATGTATTTGCGGCGGAACATCTGACGTGGTTCGGAGTAGAACCCGTCGTTGTCGTCTACATAAATTTCATCAGGCAGAACGCGCTCAATGCACAGACGTCCATCGTCACCAAAATACACATAAACAAATCCGGTCCCAAAAATTGCGGCGTCGATAAAGCTCTTGCGCGCGACTTCATGAAACCTCGTCTCATAGTAGACCCCCTGGCACCACTTATCGAGCTTCTTGGCCTGGCGTTGCTGTTTCCAGCTTCCCATGTTGGTGACGAACATGGGCCGCGGCTTATTTTTCGCCACCTTGGCAGCGAGCGTGTCAATGGCTGCCGCAACGACGTTCAACGACACCAGACCGTTACCGAGAATGGCCTGACGGACGATAGCGGTCATGACGTCAGTGCCGGTCACCGACGAGATATCTACGTTCTCATAGAGCCGCATATGCCGAATGTTCGCAGCGTGGCGCTCGAGAGAGCGATTCCAGATAGCTCGACCGATGCCGTAGATATCACCCGCAATCTCCTGGTCGTCTTTCTCCCACCAGTACCCGGGCGGGTTATTGTTCTCCTTTGCCTTCTCGGCATCGGTTGACGACTTGTGAGTTTTTGCGTCGCGATAATCCGGTAGAGCCATTCGTTACCCCAATACCTTACCGTAGAGCTCTTTCTGCTCTTCTGCGGTCATCCCATCAACCCCTACTTTGGGGTCTTTGTCAACTTCCTTTACCTCTTCTTTTTTCTCTTCTGGGGCAGATGGTTGCTTTTCCCATTGAGGGCCCCAAACCAAAGTAATTTCCAGTTCTTGGGTCTTGTAGTGGGCTATGCCAAGGGTACGCATCTCTTCGACCAAATCTTTCAGTTCACCACTCATCCAAATCCCCCTCACCGTAGAAATCTTGGTCATATCTGCTCTCGTACTCTTCTTGCCGCTTTTGGGTCGCGGCATCCATCAAATGTTGCTCTTCCAGGTCGGTGTACTCTTCAGTGCCAGGCTTTACGATTTTAGGTTCCGGTTTATGCCAATAGTGTTTCGCCTTTCTAAAGCTGTAGAGCGCAGCGTCGCAGCAGTGATTGGGGAAATTTTGAGCTTCCGTCGGAGGCTTGGTTGCGGACTCTCGGTCCCAATCAGGGTCAATGGGCAAGAGCCGCAATTCTGTTTCGAGCGGACTGCCGATTTGCACCTTGATGTGCCCGGTCAAGAAGTCATCATTGAGCAGAGACACGTGTGCGTACTTCTCTGACTTCTTCGCTGGTTCGAATACCTGGCTGTAGCGAGACATGACATCTTCCACGTACATCTTACCGCCGCCTTGTGTGTCAGCCACCTTGGCCACGAAGTTGAAGCCGCGTTTCTCGAGCGCATCGATTTGCGCCATCACCTCATTCGAGAGCGCGCCCGGCTTCTTCCACGAGTAGGCTTCGTAGAGGTCTGGCTTGTGTTCGTGGTACGCCCAGACCACGAGGGCCATATCGTCACGCGAACCGAGGTCCCACCCAAGTACATGAGTCCAACCTGGTCCCCAGGGCTTAGTCTCATCAGTAGTAAAACCATTTCGCTTTTGGTCATAACGATAGAATAGCTTTTCAAAATCGTTGACCCAACATCCGAGGTACTCGCGTCGATACGTAGGGTGTGTGTCTGTCCACCTCTGCCGCGCTTTCTCCTTGTCAATTTCTTTTTGAGCATGTGGCATGTGTGGGTTGTCGGCCATCATCCAGCGAAAGCAGCGCCAACCAAGCCCCTCACCTTTCGAGTTTCCGATTGAATCCCACTGCGAATCTACATCGTTCCGGCCCGTAATCTCATACCACAGACCGACGCATACGGGACCGGGCGAGCCCTCTAGATAGAAATGACCCAGGCCCCGCTGTCGTTCGTCCATGAGCGAGGGCCCGGCCACGTCATTCACGAGCACGGCGAGAATCGGCCCATAAAGCTGCGCCTCTAGCACGATGTGAATCGCTACCTTGTCACCACGCTTCTTCTGGATGTCATGGTCGCGGTCGGCGCCCAAGAGGCGAATCTCTGACCCATTCTCGAACTTGATGGTTAGGTCTGTCTCATGTGTTTTCACCTTCACAGCCTGCCTCGCGCAGAGCAGCACTATGGCATCCCACATCATTTGCTTTACACGGGAACGCGTCGCACCCCAGATGCAGATAAGGGCGTTATCGTTGAACAGCGCCTCGCCCACGGATAAGCGTGGCCAGATGTTCGACTTGCCCGAACGGCGAGGGCACAGCACGGCTTTGAAATCAGACTTGTATTCCCAGACTTCCCGCTGTTTTCCGAAAAGTTCGGACTTGACAGCATCGACCACTTCCTTCGCTTGAAGGCGACGCTTCTTGCGGCGAGCGAGCTCTTCTAGAGCTTTTCTAGCGTCGATTTCATTCATTCATTCATTCATTCGCTAAGCGATGATAGCGCTGATGATATTGGACGCTGGAACCAAGTAGACCTTGGTCTCTGGCTTGCCGTCTTTGTTGGGCTTGGTGCGCGAAACCAGCACATTGCCCTTGTCGTCCATCTCGAGCTTGATAGAGTCCTTCTTGGCCACAAGGCCGCGGTCAATACCGTAACCGATGGGGTGAATAGTGTTTACAGCTTCCAGCTTGATTCCATCAGACATGCTTATTCTCCACGATTGCTAAAGGGTTGTATTTGAGTCCATGAAATCGAAGGAAAGCTGTTCCGGCTTTTCCGGCCTTGTGGGAGAAAGTGACCAGTTGAGACGTGAGAAGTCCCGATGCGACGCCCATACGTCGATAAACAGCTTTGACAAAGATGTAGTGTAGAGTGGACCCCTCGGATACGGAGAATCCCAAAATGTGAGCTGTTTCGTGTGCAGCATAGGCGACGAGAACTCTGGTATGCGGTCGTTTGAAGATGTCATTTATCACCCTATCCATTTCTGGTTTGTAGAGAGTGTAGTCCATCTTAGCAGACATTACATCTCGCCAATACGACTCATACCATGAAGCGGCAACGAACCGAGCATCATCGCTCGTCATCAACCGCACTTTCGCCAGCTGCGGACTCGAGCTGCTTGGGTTCGTCGAGGACTCGGATGTCAGAGGCATTCACTATCTCGAATAGTTGAGCATCAGTCATTGCAGCAAGTTGTTCGGACTGTATTGCAGCTACTTCGGCCTTTGCAACTTCTGTCTGTGCAACGGCCTTGCCACCCGTGAAATCGATAACGTCTTTTGCGGCTGCCCTTCGTGTTTCAAAGCTGGGGTAGATGGGCTCTGACTCCTGCCCGTCTTCTAGCTGGTACTTCACAGGCACACCATTAGCGATGTTAATGAGCACAGCATACATATCCAAGAGGTTGTTGGTCATCTTCCGCACAGCAGTTCTGGCGGTCTCTCTTGGGCTTGGGTCCTTGTAGAGCCTTTCCATGGCCTTGCCCTGGGTATCTCGAATGACAATGAAGTTGCCGTGGTCAGTAGTTTTCATTAGGTAATCTTAGTTTACATCTGGTCTCTGGGACAAGATGCATGCACTTACACGAAAGTGCATGCGCTTTGGACGCGGCCAAGAAACTACTCATGGCGGACTGGTTGGCTAAAATTAGGTCTAGTTTTATGAGCAGCTTGACAACCCTCCAGGTCCCTACCCGGGGACCCCTGAACATTGTTTTGGCCCTCCCCTTGCATTAGCAAAGGCCATGTCAACCCATTACCGGCGCGGCGCCTACTCTAGTGGCGCTCCCTTGTCAAGCTCATATTCAATTTTCTTCAGCCTAAGCTCGAGTAGCTCTCGCGCCGCCGCAACATGGCCGTCAATTAGTTTCTCGAGCGCCAAACGCACGAAGGCGCTATCGGAAATGTCAAGAGCCAATGCGCAAGTGTGCAGTTGTTCTCGCATTTCCTCGGGCATGTGAAGCAACATCGACTTGCTTTTCTTGGTCATGGGCACGTATTGCATAGTTTCTTTACCTTTCTTGATGTATTAGTTAAACTTTTCCTCCCATTTTGGAGGATAAGTGTCATGCAACACCCCCATGAATGATATAGCATGGCGATTTTCGTCTCGCAAATCGGAAAATAGGCCCCGTGTAACCTAGGGGACTTGCGAGGTCGTGACCATACGTGACCATACGCAGAACTGCGGACTGGGAACGCCACTGGGAACGCGTATCACTGCAGAAGAAGAAGTGTTCTCCTTGTATTCCTAGATTCCTAGTATTCTTTATAAGTCTTGGGAGTTATAATGTAATAGTAATATAGGTAATAGATTTACTCTATAGGAAAGAGTGGGCCACAGTTTTACTGGGCAGTCTGGGAATTTAGGGCTTAAATCGATGATTGCATTAGGTTTTTGCGATTCCCAGTTGTTCCCAGTGCCGGGAGTGATAGGAATCTCGTGCTGTGCCCAGGAAGCGCACAGGAAGGGCTCTAGAATCGCTTTTGTTGCATGAGCCTGCCGCGCCCCTGTGATGCACAGGGCTGACTTTCGATGCAACAGCGAGGCATCTAAGAGCTCGACCCAGAAGTGTAGACTTTACCCCACACTTCGTGGTGGACAGTCCACACCACTTTTGTGTCCGGCTGATTGGCATGAGCCTGTTAATGGACAGTTAGCTTTGGCCCACCAACTGCAATAAGTATCTGCATGACCAAAAATGAACGCGGTACCCTGCAAACCTTTAGCGGTTTCCGACCGACACGATTCGATGCCCACATCAGCATACCGGGCCTTGAGGATTGGCTCGTGGCACCGTGCTCTCAGACACGAGACAGCGGCTGTCTCGAGCGCTCTAACTTCGCAAACCAGCTTCAAGCTCTCTCTTCTGCGGCCGATACTACAGAAGATTATGAGACGCATACATTCGGCCACTGGGCTATAGGTTGGTTCGAAATCGCGCTGGTGCGCCCGGGCTCGAAGTGCGAGCAAGTAGCTCGGGAAATTAAAGTCTCGCTCGACAACTACCCAATACTTGACGAAGACCATCACAGTGCACTGCAAGAACGTGAGGCTGGCGATGTGTGGGAGTCGTGCTATACGCCCAAGAATCGCGTGCAGTACATCAGAGACCACAGAAGTCAGTTCGATTTCCACTCGTTCGGTGACTTGCTGGCTTGCGTCCGTGGCAAGTACTTCGCAGGGTGTGCCTCGGAGCTTCTGGGGAGCGACGCATGACCAACCTCGAACGCATGCAAGACGCCAAACTAGAGCTCGACGTTGCTCGAAGGACTATCGTGGGGTATCTGCGCTCGCTCCCCGCCGCATGGCGCACACCAGAGCTCCAAGCGCTTCTCAAGGCCGATGAGCTCGCTTACGAGCGGTTTAAACTCGCTGTAGAGAATGAGGTGTACTCATGAAAACTAAAATCAAAGATGAGAAAGTGCAACTCCGCGCCGCTGTGGCACTCGACAAGACTATCGAGTTCAACAAAGGAGCCCCACTAGAGCCAGGCGACCAAGTCTACATTCGAGCAGCCATCTACTCCCGAGTTGGTCGCGTCGTAGCGGTTAATGCAGATTGGGTGGGGCTCGAAGACAGTTGCTACGTAGGCACCGATGGGCGTTTCTCCCCTTTCGTCAGGGGCGATGTAAATGAAAATGCCGAAATCGAACCTATAGATGGGGTGTCATGGGTGCGTTGCTCGTCAATTATAGACATCCAGTATTTTGGCGGCACCTTGCCTCTCAAAGCGCAATGACACCGGCCATCGTAAACGCAGCTTGGTCGCGGTCG